TGACATATCAAGAGTAAGGGCATTAACACCACTGCCACCATCGTTGCCATAGAAAACTATGTCTTTATCTTGTGTTAAACTTTGTATGTAAAAATCACTACTGCTTTGATAAAAAGTTCCGTAACTAGTTCCATCATCTTTTAAAATAATCTGTGTATCTGCGTCAATATTAAAAATAGCACCAACATCTACAGTCAAGTCACCACCATCAGATATGGTTGAGCCGTTTATTGTGATGTCATCAACAGTAAGAGTTGTTAGTGTACCAAGGCTTGTGATGTTAGGTTGTGCAGCCGTTGTGACTGTAGCTGCAGTTCCTGATGTATTACCAGTAACGTTACCTGTTACATTGCCCTCTACGTTAGCTACAAGTGTACCTGTACTAATTGTAAGATTGCCTGTAGTTGCACCTGTAAATGATCCTGTACCTACAGTAAATTTATCTGCACTTTCGTCATAACCAATAAAGGCATTGTCTGATGAACCACGTTCAATAACAATACCTGCGTCATTTGATGGAGAACCAGATGTTCCATTTCCTAATTCTATTAATGTGTCTGTTACAACAGTGTTAGTTGTATTAACAGTAGTCGTTGTTCCGTTGACGGTAAGATCACCAGTAACAGTTAAGTTACCTCCCATACTGACATTACCACTTGTATCTTCATTTACAAGTTCAATCCAGTTGCCACCGTGTGCATAGTAAGCCTTACCTGTACCATGAACGTGTGCAAACATACCATGATAAGTAGAAGCACTAGGTAAGTCACTTGTACTTGAATAGACATTACCAAATAATATTTTGTTACTACCTAAATCTACATCACCATTAGCATCTTGAAATACAGCTTTTTCAGCAGGTTGTGTAATAAACACTTCAGCCTGTGCAGTAATGTTTATGGCACTTCCTGAGTTAGAACTTTCAAGAATAGTAGTACGAGCTAGGGTGGCACTACCTTCTGTCCACGTTCCTAGCCCGACTTCATAATCATTTGTACTAGGCACAAAGATACCAAAGTAAGTAGTATCACCGTCTGTCAAAGCAGCAGCAAAAGTTTGAAAGCCATCAATGTTACCATTAAGGACTATATTACCAGTGCCAGTTGTGGTTGTTGTTTGTTTTACTCTGTCTTTAACTACGAGAGCCATAGTTCATGCTCCTATTTATGCTATACGTATGATTGCGTTAGATGCATCTGCAGTTGGGAACTGAATAGTGAAGTCACCGTTTGTAGATGTTTTAGTTCCACCAAAGTCAATTGTACAAATTGCTTTGTTAGATGCAGATGAATTATATATAATACAACCATCAGCAGATACTGTAGCTGAAGAAAATACTTCATCAGTAAAGTCTACAATAGCTGTAGTTCCACTTACGGTAATAGCAGCACCGTCTAGGTTTTGTCCACCTGCTGAGTAATTTGTACCAGAAGCTTCATCTGAAGCACCTGTTACTTGTGAATAGTTAGTTGTTGCTGCACCATACGTTCCTGATGGTGAAGCTTTAATAAGTGCAAGCTTTAGAGTGTGGGTATCCAAGTCGTGAATACCACCCAATAGTTCTGACTTAAAGCTCGTGCACATTGCGGTTGTGATAGCCATTTTCTTGGATTCCTTCTGTTAAATATGACTAAAGGGGCAAGTTGCCCTGCCCCCCTATAGTTGTTGCTAATTAAGCAGCATCTCGACTTACTTCGTCAGCAGTCATTTCGCCTAATGCACTAACGTCCATCAATACAGCATACACACGTAGTGTACCTGCAGTGAATGATGCGCCAGAACCTGCAAGGGTTACATCAAGTGTATCTGCAGAAGTGATAACAATATCACCTGCTACAGTAGCAGAAGGAGCATAAGCTCCATCAGCAGCACCGTCAATATCAAATGCAGCCACATACTCATTGTCGTCTACAGCCGTACCTAAAATTGCGGTTGCGTCTGTAGATGCGTTCATAGTAGCAGAAGCTGTTACTTGAATACCTGCAGCCATAATTTTAGTATTGGCAGGTACTGTAAGAGCCTGTACTACATCGCCTGGAGCAATGCTGTTTGCGGTTAGGTCGATAGTTTGCTCAATCATATAAGGCTGTCGCCCTCGTGAAGAACTCCCATGTGCAGGAGCTAGTTGTGCAGTAATAGTAGCCATTGTCTAGTCCTCCCCTTATCGCAAGTTGTATATCGCATTGACCAACGCCTCTGGGCGTAGAATCTTGCGACCATATAGATGCATACCACGAACAATGTCAGCAAAGCTGTCCTGATCACGATATGTTTCTGTCTTATTGATCTGCTCTGCAGTTGCAACAGCAGAACTATGTCCACCTACGATAACACCGTAGTTAGATGAGTTTGAAGCTGCTTCAGTTGAAGGGCCAGTACCAATTGTAGGTAGATTGTTTGAAACATGTACTTGAAAGCCGTGTAGGTTATTTACTACAAGACCGTTTCGTATTCCACCTGACTCACCAAAATCTGCGTTTTGAAGACGTGAATCTTCATCACGTAGAATTTCCATGAATACTGGGTCTACGACAAGCCATCTACCTTGTGAGTCAACATTTTGTTGATCCAACTTACGAGCCATACGAGCAATAAGTTGTAGTGGGTTTGCTTCACCTGCAGTTGAAGGTGTAGCAGTTGCACCACCTGTTCTAGGTAGAAGAGCAATTGACTGAGATGCTGTACCTGCATTAAAGTCAGAACCGTCTAACTTCATTGAGGCAAGNAANTCGTCAGAACCTGCAGTTGATACAGCAACACTACCATTAGTAGTTGTATTGGCAGTATTAGCATTACCATGTATTGCAGATTGTTTGTAGCCAGATAAGTAACCAAGTACATCTTGGTCAAACTGGTCTGATAGTCTATATGCAGCACGATCACTTGCAAGACTGCCGAAATTTACGTGGCTGTGGGCCTCCTCAATATCGTCAACCTTAAAAGCAAAGTAGTTGGCTTTATCAATAGTCAATGAAAAATCTTCATCGTCTAAATCTTGTGGTGTGATGGTCGTACCACGTGCATATGATTTCACGGTGATTTCAGGTTCTTTAATAATTTTTACTGAATCACCCATTTGGGCTATCTCTCCAAAATAATCAGAGTTGGTGATAGCTTCAACAACAGATGCCTTGCGGAAAGCAAGTTGCACCTGTTTGGAATAGATCACTGGGCTAAAATTGCCGTTAGGTAAATTGCCGTGACCTGCTGCTGATGAAAACGCCATTATGGTTTCTCCTTATATTAGCAGTAACAGATGCGAAACACACAGATACTTATTGGAGGCTAGACATCGTAGGGTGCATATTTACAACACTTGGCCTTTATGTTGTATTTATGGGCCATAATTTACTAGGTAAGTCCGTAAGCCACTGTTGTTTGCTTGGGGATATAGATAACGCAGGTATCCATAGTGGGGCTGCGTTAAACTATCATATATATAGTTATATCATAAATAACTATAATGTCAATACTTTTTATCTAGCTGACCCAGATAAATCGTATATAAAGTTGCCTGTACGAATAGCTTCCATAATCTCATCGGAATTTTTTTCGTATTGTACAGCAGACATTTTTTGTACATCAGATTCTCTGATCGCATTTCCCATTGGATCAGACTGAGGTTTACTGCGTTCATTCCGTGTACCCACAGAACGTGCAGCATCTTTTGATGAAGCAGACTTTTTAGGTTTAATATTCTTATCTGCTTTATACAAATCAATTGCTCGTGCAGCAGACCTTGCATCTTCATCATTTTCATAAAGAGCTTCTTGTACCCACTTGGGTTGTTCTTCTGCCCAGTTATGGAAATCGTCACTGTCACGAATCTCACCGAAATCAGGATGTAGTTTTAATAATTCAACTTCAGCTTTCTCTCGTGTAGCTGTGGCTTTCATTTCATCTATTTCTTTTACACGTGCCTCTAGTCCTTCTGACTGTTCACGTGCTTTTTTAATTGCAATAGTTTCTACGATACCTGCTACATCGGGATATTGTTTTGCCCAAGCTTCGATGTCTTCATCTGATTTTGGTAACTTAATCTCGCTTTTAGTAGAGTCAGTTAGTTGTTGNTGTANCNNNTTGATACGATCTTCATACTCTTTTTCTTTTGACTGTTGGTGTCTACGTAGATCACCATATCGTTTCTTAAAGCTACGNTCCTCTGCATTTGTAGGTTCTTCTTCTTTAGGTTCTTCAACCTGTTCCTCTTCANTTTTTTGTTCTGCGAGTAACTGTTCTAACTCTTCTTCTTCTTTCTTTAGTCTTTCTTCATTAGTATACTTGCGNTTTGCAAATGCTACTTTCTTAGGTGACTGCATTTCTTCAGCCATAATTTCTTGTTCTGACATTATCTGTCCTTTCACTAGGGCCACCGTAGCCATGTTGGATGGGGGATGGGTAGCTAGTC